AGCGTGGGGTATATTAATAATGTTAAATAGCAATAGATAAAAAACGGCGTTTTAAATCTTCAAGGGTGTAAATGTTCAATAATAATTCTTGGATGAAATTTAATTTTATCCAAATGTGTAGTATTCTTGGTGATAATACAATCATATGCTTTTTTAGTCATTTCATTCATTTTCGTTATCTATATTGTAATAGTATCTTTTTAATAATAAATCAATTTTTATATAATCAATACTTCATATGTACTTATGAACATTGAAAATGAAAATTTAGTAAGTACATATTTAATAAAACATAAACAATTATTCAAAACCACATTAATCGGCATTTTACACCATTGAAGATTTTGATGAAGATTTTGATGAAGATTTTGATGAAGATTTTGATGAAGATTTTGATGAAGATTTTGATGAAGATTTTGATGAAGATTTTGATGAAGATTTTGATGAAGATTTTGATGAAGATGGCTTTGTGGAATTACACCATGCTTGTGAAGAAGAATATGTAAGAAAATAAACTTTATATATTTATCAGCATTTGGAAAATTTAAATGTCAGTATAATATTACAAAAAATTGATTTATGATCTTTTTATATTAATTTATAACAACAATAATGAAAAAAAATACAATTATTAAATTAGTGTATGATAAATATGAAAATGAAGTAGGTATATTATATGATGCTGAAACGAATGAAATTGAAAAAGATCTTACAAAAATAGTAGAACATTTGCCCACAAAAATAAATGATATAGATATAAATACAGATAGAGTAATCAATATAAATACATGGGGGATAAAAAAACCATTCGTTGCTGAATGTGATGTCATATTTGACTTAACAAAATTTCAAACAAAAATAGATAAAGATATTGATGTCCAAACGATAACTGGGTTAACTGATATAATTCAAGATAGTATAATATGTCATCCTAAGTTCTTAGATATAATAGAAAAAGTAGTAAATGTAATAGAAACCGAAAATCCAAAAAACATAGGATTTATTTGTAATCATGGCAAACATCGTTCAGTAGGATGGGCAGAATTGTTAAAAAAATTATACTATAAAAATGCAAAAATAAAACATTTATGTAGAAAATATTTTTGAAATATTACTGAAAACTCCTAAAAAACAACCATGTAGTGATATACTACATGTCAAATGTAGTACCTTTATATAATAACAATATTTCTTTTTCATTATTTTTTGTATAACATATTCATTTAAATTTATTATCAATCAAATCGGATAATAAATTTAAATTTTTAAGCATTAGTAACTTTACTACTAAAAAGCTTTTTTGTGTTTTTTCTTTGCTTTTGAAAATATTGGGATCTTCGCTACCATATTTTGAGTTTTGGACGGAAACTATATCCGTTGTATACAATTATATAGTCTGATCAATTTTTAAGCACAGAATTATTATCACATTGGTCAATTATCCATTTACTAGTTCTCTTTAATCCCTCTTTTAAATCAATTTTAGGATTGTAATCTAATAATTTCTTTGATTTTTCAATGTCAGCATATGTTACAGGAACATCACCTAATTGATTTTCAATAACTTCATATATAGCTTTCTTTCCAGTAACATCTTCACAATATTCAATAAAACTATTTAAACTAACTGGAGAAGAATTACCTAAATTAAAAATTTCACATTTTAAATTATTTTTATTATCAAGAGCAGATATTATACCATCTACAATATCATCAATATATGTATAATCTCTTAACGAAGTTCCATCTCCAAACTTAGTAAATTTTTTATCATTTATAATTGAATTTAAAAATTTATATGGTGCCATGTCAGGTCTACCCCTTGGTCCATAAACAGTAAAAAATCTTAAGCCTATTAATGAAATATCAAATAATTGACTATAGGTGTTTGCAAATACTTCCATTGATCTTTTACTTGCGGCATAAGGGCTATTACAACAATTTATGTTGTCATCTTCAGAAAAAGGTACCTTTGAATTTAAACCATAAACACTACTACTACTTGCATAAACAAAATTTAAAACATTATTTTTAACTGATTGATCTAATAAATTAACAAAAGCTTCAATATTATTTTTAACATATTCAATAGGATTATCAATACTATATCTTACTCCTGCCATTGATGCTAAATGAATAATTTTATCTGGTTTTATTCTATCTACAATATCAGAAGAAGTTAAATCTTCTTTATGAAATTCAAAATTTGAATATTCAGTTAACATATTTTTATTTTTTTCTTTTATTTCAACATCATAATAATTATTCATGATATCTACGCCTACTACATTATAATTCAATTCTAACAATTTGATAGATACATGACTACCAATAAAACCACAACATCCAGTAACTAGAACTTTCATTTAATTAATTTAAGATGTTATTTTTTAAGTATATTTAGAAAGAATTAAAATTTTTTCTAAATATCATTTTTTTTACTAATATTGTTTCTCTAATAGTTCTTCTCTTTCCTAAAAATAAAATACAATCACCTTTATTTAACTTTACTAATCTATTAAACATTTATAAAAGTATCTTAAAAGATAATAAAAGTATCTTAAAAGATTATAACATTTAAATTATTATGATAGAATATTTATTAATAATAATTCCATTAGTTTATCACATTTTAATTAAATTTATAAATAGAAGATCAATTTTATCAATAAAATTAGAAAAAGAACTTGATGAAAATAATATTTACATTATTACAGATAGTTTATATAAAAACAAAGAAAAGTTTTTATTTTTAGGTATTTTTTATAATTCAATGTGTGAACTGTGTAATATTCCTAATATTATTGATGTTACAGATGAAAACGATATTAAATACATGATAAATAAAATAGAAGCTAATAGTTCAATAAATTTTATTTTAGACTCTAACACAGATGAAAATTCATCTCTGAACTTACTTAATTTTTTAATAAAAAGAAATAATATTAAAATAAAATCATATATTCCAGTTACAACAAAAGGATCTTCTGTATTACTAGCGTTGTCATCAAATGAATTATTTTTAAATTGGAATAGTTATTTATCTCCTTTAACTAATTTAACAGATAGTGATAAAAATGGATTATCTATTGATTATCAAGAAGAAAATCAAAAAAAATCTATTTTAGATTATAACGATATAAACTTTTTAATACAGAAATTCTTTACTTCTAAGAAATATTTAATAAATAAAATTAGAAATAATTTCTTGTTATCTTCATGCTCTAATATATTTTATGATCATAAAGATCTAAAAAAATTGGGATTTCCTGTTCAAGGTAAAATTAGTGATGATATCAAAAATATTTATCAAAAATTTAAGCTATTGAAAATTAAATAAATTAAATTCCTTCAGTTAGTCCAAGAATTCAGCTAGTCCATGAATCGTACCATTCGAAATCTTAACAGGTGAATCCTTAACCTGTGAATCCTTAGCCTGTGAATCCTTAACCTGTGAATCCTTAACCTGTGAATTCTTAACCTTCTTTGCCCAAGAATTTTCGGATCCAATAGACCTGATATCAGAATCTTCTTCACTCAAACCTTTAGGTTCACTCAAACCTTTAGGTTCAATAATACCTTTAGGTTCCTTGTTAAAACTAACAAACTCTGAGTTCTTGAACCGTTGAAAGCTAGTCTTAGACAATGTAATGCTAACATCTCGTTCATTGCCAAACTTTGGAACATTGTAGAAAATTCGAACTTTAGATTGTCTCACAATCCAATTGAAGAAAAAAATCATCGCTGTATATGGTTGAATATCCCATCTATATGGCTTAAGAGAATTATGAACCGTACCATGATTATCTCCAAAATCAATATTACAGAAATCAGAAACAGCTACAACGATAGTTGCCTTATCATCGCTATTATCACTAAAATCAGTAATAGATTCTACGTAAATCTTCTTGAGCTTATCTTGCCAACTATTCTTCAATGCTAGCATTGGATCTTTTTGTTCTTTCTTCTTAAATTCTTGTGGGTGACTTGTGGACATGATTTTCGCACTGGATTCAGAAAAAAAATTTTTCTTATAACCTTGTTCTGATTTTGAATCAGATTCATTCGCCCTAAGAGTCATCCAAACAGGAGGATTTGCCTTTTGAGAAGAAGGACTATCTACATCAAATGCAGTCTTAGATTTGTCACTTTCCTTTGTGGGAAGTCTCATATTCACCAAATCTCGAACAGTTTCCAAAAATTTAGTGTTCTCCTGATTATTTGGAATCTTTCCGATAAAAGCAACCATAGTACTCTTCATCAAATCATTATACTTTGCAGGATCTTCTCTCTCCAAATTGCCAAGAACACACAAAGTATTCAAATACTTATCGTCGCAATCACCCCCCTTTCTATTATTATATGTATTGTTAATCATTATTAATTTAAAGATAATAATCTTCCGTATATTGATTATTTTTCAATTTTTTTATATATAAGCTAATTATACAAATTTTCATTTACTCATCTTATAATTGTCACATATTCTTCACGAATAAAATCAATAAACCAAATGTTATCCTGTACTATATATTGGACCAGTTGAATACTATCTATTTTATTATTAGTTAAACAGGATCAATACGATATATAAAATATAAATAGATCAAGTATTAAATTATCTAATTCTATCTTTATTAAATATTGATAAATATATAAGTAGATAATAATATTTTAGTTATATAGTTATGCTGTCTGATAATGACGAATACGTAAATTGTGATAATTGTGATAATAAAATTAAATGTGATAATTGTTATTGGAAAGATGAAAAAGAAATATCAAAAATAATATTACCAGATTATAGAAATATTAATCCAAAACCATTTTTAGGGAAATCAAAAGAAAAAATAAAAAGTAATATAACTTTATGTAGAAATGAAGACTGTTTAAGATATCCAGACGATGCTTTATTTGATAAAGATAATGAAGATTCAGAATGGATAAAATGTTCATTATGTGATGGATATTTTAATGATAATGGTCTTAATGATATTTTATTCATTGAAGAAAAACCAAATAACTACCAACATAGTTGTGATTTATGTGGAAAAACTAAAAATATAGTTCAGATGAAAGGAACATCGCAATATATATGTCAGAATGCATGTGACGAAAGTGATGAAGATTCTGATTAAACTATAAAGTATTTTTAATCAAATTATCTAAAAAGATCTTCCATTATTTATTAATGTCAGCATTTGATGAAGAAAAGTTAGAATGTAAAAATGATAATTTATATTTTGAAGTATCTGTATTTGAGGATGAGAATTGTAATTATGAATCATATACAATTAAATATAATAGTATAGAAGAAGCTATAGATAAAGCTGATGAAATTAAGGATTCAGTATTAATTTATAATAAAAATATAACATGTATAATAGTAAATGAATATATAGACAATGATGTATATGATATTTGGTCATGGTATTTAAGTCAAGATAAATTTAATGACTAAATTAATAAATTCAAATTTTTATATAATTATTTTATACTATTATAAATATTTTTTAGTCTTGGATGTAGATCATCAAAAGGTAATTCGTCAAGCCAAAAGTAGGAATGTATTTTATTTTCATTACCAATAGAATTTTCTGTTTTGCCAAATCTATCCATTGGTTTATTTAAAGTATTAAATCTTAGTTTCAATATATGTAATAAATATTTTCCATCTTTATTATATATTATTTCAATATCATCATTAATTAATTTTTTTAAAGTTGTAAAACATTTTTTCTTTGAGTGTTTTTTAGAGAAAAGATGACCATTAGTCTCTTCTATAGTTTCTCTAATTGCAGTATCAATAGGTGATTTATCAACAGAATCTGTTTTTCCACCAGTATCACAATAATAAAAAGTAGATTGTTTAATTTCTCTCCTCAGTAACCATAATTTCTTTTTTTTTACTTTGTCGTAAACATAAAAAAGAATTCCTGATGCTCTTATTGGGTTCTTATCAATAAAAAATGTAGGTCTAATATCAAATATTTTTTTAGATATATTATTTTCAGTACTCATTAGAAATAATATAAAAACCGATAAATTAATAAATTCAATTTTTTATATAATTATTAATAAATGGATTTACATATTCTGACATTTAAAATAAATAATAATATATAAAAAATAAAATTCTAAGTTTTATATGATTAAAATTATTAATTCCATTAATAAACTTCCATCGGAATTAATTGATATTATAATGAATTATTATTGGATGGATGTTTATAAAAATACTATAAACACAATAGATTCAACTATTTATGATTTTAATAAAATGAAAGATTTTATAATTAAATTTATAATTAATGATTCAGGAAGAGTATACACAAATTATCATTTACATTATTATTTTAAAAAATATAATAAGAAATTAAATGAAATTATAAAAGATAAAGGAAAATTATTACTTCTAAAAAGAATTACTATGTTGAAAATTGATTTTAATAATTTAGAAAAAATAAGTGTATACAATCAAATTGATTATAAAATTAGACTTTTTGCTATACTTTCAATTAGTATGTCAAATATACAAAGATATGTATTATATTCTAATTTTAAGAAATTTAAATTATAATCAAATATTTTCATTGAATATTTATATAATAACTATAAATATTTTACAATTATTTTTTGACCGTACTTATAATTACTTGGTAAATCAAAATTAATTATATTACAATTATTTATTTCTAATGATATATTATCACCTTCATTTCTATTTTCTAATAACTCCATAGGTATTAGATAATCCTTCATAACATCTTGTGTAACTTCTAAAGATTTAAAAAAGTCTTTATCATTTACAATCTTGTTTTCATAGACAATTCTTGTAACTTTCTGTTCCTTTTCATATCTTGCTATTTTTAATCTAGGATCATGTTCATTTGAAAATAAATGTGTATTCTTTTCTACATCCCATACATTACCATCAAATACCATTTCTGTACATGCTGTATATTGTACAGGTGGTCCGTTATAATTTCCTTTCTTTATCTCTTCATAATGCGGTAATGATATATTATTTGGTCTAGTATTTAATGACCTTATTATATCTATAGACGGTTTAGCATGAGTAATAATAATTGCTGTTCCATTATCTTCTACAGATGGATGATTAATAATTTCATAAATTATTGAATTCAATCTTATTTCAGTTCCACCATCGAAAGGTTCATAATAAGTGTTTTCTTTATCGTTTTTTACGAAAGAAACTTCTTTCAAATGATTATACTGTAAATTTATACGATGTGAAATACTCATTAAATCATGAGAATTTAAAAACCAAATAGGATTTTGTTCCATTCCTTCTAAATAACTAGGATCTTCACATAAACCAGGTTCAATACAAATATCAGTAAATTTATCAGAATATAAACCATCATACTTTAATCCTTCTAATTGAGTACTAATAGCATCTGCTGTTTGTACACATCTAATAAATGGACTTGAAAAAATAGTTATTGGATGGTTAATTGGTAGTTTACCATATAGCCACTTTCCTAATCGTTCTGCTTGTTTATGTCCTGTTTTTGATAACGGAGTATCATGTGGTCTTAATGCATGATTTTTCCAAGATGTATTTACTTTATCTAATCTTTCACCATGCCTTATTATAAATAGGCACTTTGCACCTATTTTTTTCATTATTAATATAAAGATATTTTTTATTAACTATGTGATAAAAACTTATGACTCATTTATAAATTTTAGTATTTTTTTAGCAGTAAATCCATAATGATCCATTATTTCAGACCCTTTCCCTGATAATCCAAAAGTATCTATACCATAGCAAATATCTGCATACTTAAACCATCCTAATGTAGATCCTGCTTCAACGCTAATTTTCTTTACTTCTTTTGGTAAAATATAATTCTTATAATCTTCTAACTGAGAATCATATACTTCAGTTGATAACATTGATACTACTCTAATATTACCATTATATTTTAGTGCTGCACTAATACAAATATTTAATTCTGATCCGGTTGATATTAAAATTAAATCTAATTTATCAGTTTTTGACTTTTGATAAACAACATATCCTCCTTTTAAAGAATCATCTGACGTATAATCATCCAAATTCGGTAAATCTTGTCTTGATAAACATATACACGATGGACCATTATATTTTAATGCTATCTTATAACTTGACATAATTTCATATCTATCTGCTGGTCTAAAAGTTAATAAATTTGGTAAAACTCTTAATGATGTTAAAGTTTCTATAGGTTGATGTGTAGGACCATCTTCACCCATTCCAATTGAATCATGAGTAAAAACATATATAACTCTGTGTTTAGACAGTGATGCAACCCTTATTGATGCTATACAATATGATGAAAATACTAAAAATGTACTAACGATTGGTAATAGTCCAAAAGTTTCAATACCATTAGCAATACCACACATTGCATGTTCTCTTACTCCATAATGAATATATGTACCATTAAAATTATCTCTATTTATTACATCTTTAATTGGAATACAATTTGATGAAGCAAGATCAGCAGATCCCATAATAATATTACTATTTTTTGATAAAATATCAAGAAAAATTCCAGATAATTTTCTAGTTGATATCATTTCTTTTTTTGATGTTGCGGAGCAACATATTGATTGAAAATCAGATTTATATGAAAATTCTAACATAGAATCTGATAAACTATCTTTTAAAATATCTCTATTTATAATATTTTTTAATTCAAAAAATAACTCTTTATTATTTAATTTGTAATCTTCAAGTAATTTTATCCAATCATTATATTGTTCTTTCTTTAATTTTATTTTTTCATCAACAATATCTCTTACAAATGATTTAATTACAAATTTTTCATCAGGATTAAATCCATATTTTTGTTTTAATTTAATAACATTTTCTGATCCTAATGGAGAACCATGTGATTTATTTGAATCTTCTTTTTCAGATTCAAAACCAATTTTTGTTTTTAAAATAACTAAACATGGCTTTTTAGAATTTATTGCATAATCTATTTTATTTGATATATCCAAATAATCTCTATTAGCATCTTTTACTATACATACATCCCAACCCATTGACTTGAATTTTTCTTCAGTATTATCTGTAAATGTAATATCAGTTCTACCATCAATAGTTATGTTATTATCATCATATAATACGATCAAATTATTTAAACATAAACTACCTGCCAATGAAATTGATTCACACGAAACTCCTTCCATTAAACAACCATCTCCACACATTACAAAAATATTATTATCAATAATATTCGATTTATCACAATTAAATCTAGAAGAAATATTTTTAGAAGCAATTGCCATACCTACTCCATTAGAAATACCTTGTCCTAATGGTCCTGTTGTAACTTCTATTCCAAGTGATCTATCTATTTCAGGATGACCTGGAGTTTTACTATTAATTTGTCTAAAATTTTTTAAATCATCAATAGTTATATTATATCCAAATAAATGTAACATAGAATATAATAAAGCACTTCCATGACCATTTGATAATATAAATCTATCTCTATTGATCCATTCTGGATTTTCTGGATTAAATTTCATCTTTTCAAATAATATATATAAACTAAGTGCACATCCTAATACCATCCCAGGGTGACCAGAGTTTGCTTTCTCAATCATATCCATACTTAATATCTTTATTGTATTTACAATAGTATTATATGAATTCATACTCATAATATAACAACTAAATATTATTAATTTTTAAATATCAATATTAATACTTAAAATTAAATTATTATTTAAAGAAAAATAATTATAATAATTATAATATGAGCAAGGTTGAAAAAATTAAAAGTTTCAATGAAATATTAGAAACATTTCTACAACAATTATCCCCTATTATTGGTACAACTTACCATTTCTATTTTAAAAAATTGGTAAAAGCAAATGCTATTATGCCAATCCAACAATTTATTGGTGAAGTTCTACCATATAAACAACAAATTATGAATAAAGATGAATCGTATTTTCTAAAAATTGAAGACGAAATAGGAGATAAAATTCAAGGTGATAAAAAAATTCTTTCTGAAATATTACGTTTGAAAGATATTTTCTCTGGATTAGACGAACAATCTAGAGAAGAAGTTTGGAATTACTTTCAAGCACTAGTAATATTATCTGAAGAATATACGACATGTTAAAATAAAATATTTTTCCATTTCTTTTCAACTTCTTCCAACATTTTTTTATCTACATTTAGATAGTATCCTTCATCTTCAAAAAAATTATAAGCATTAATTACATTTAAATTTCCATTAAGTTTATCTGATTTATTTTTTTTGTAGATTGCAGGACACCCTCCTATATTTAAAATTGAAGTATCATATTTCATGATATCATACTTTAATGCTGTTCTAATATTTTCTTTCCAATAATTATCTGCGAATTGAGTATGTAAATGTATTGACAATAAATCAGTACTAATATTAGTTTTAGAAGTAATTTGTTCTAATATACTTTCTAATTTTTCTTTTTTTAGATCACCAATTGTATCAGCTAGACATATCTCATCTACCCCAATTTTTTTAAACATTTTTACAGACTTCACTATATCATCAATATTAACATCTCCTTCAAATGGACAACTACCTATACATGACAAATAACCTTTAATATGTGTATCTTCTCTTCTGTCTAACATGTTTATCATTTTTGATATTCTATTAAAACTATCTTCTGTATTAAGATTAATATTTTTTTTATTAAATGTATTTGATGGTGAAGTAAAAAATGATATGTTTTTTACACTATTATCATTTACAGTATTAATTGATTTTTCATTACCAATTAATAAATAATACTTTTCTAATTCAACATTACCTTTGAAATGATTATACAATTCTAAACTATTTTTCATAGTAGGTATCACTTTATAATTAACTAATGATCCTATTTCTACTTCATCAAATTTACATTTTGTAAGATCGATAACTAAATCTATTTTCTGACTTAATGTCAATACTTTTTTTAAAGACTGTAAACCATCTCTTGCTGAAACATCGCTTAACTTTATTAATTTCCTCATTATTATCTTGTGGTATATATTTAAAATAAAAATTTCACTTTTTTTTATACTTTATCATTATCGTTAGCATATTGAAGAGTATATTCTTTAGCTAAACTATCATGTTCTTTCTTATTATTTTTTAATAATTTTGCTATTTCAGGTTCAAGTGGATCATCTGGATTTGGTTCTGATAACAATGAACATAACGATAATAGAACTTTAGATATTGTAAGAGCAGGACTCCATTGATCTTTTAAAATATCTAAACATATTGATCCACTTTTACTGATATTACAATGATATATTGCAGTTATAAAAGATATCTTAGGAGGTCTAAATGGATGATCTGGTTGAAATTGAATATCTAATTTAAATATTCCATTTTCATAAGGGGTATTTTCTGGACCAAAAATAGTTGCTTTCCAATGAGTTATATTATCTTCTAAAGGTCCTGCTGAACAATTTGAAACTGGATTTTCTTCTAAATCTTGAATTTCTGCTTTTAATCTTTTCATTAATCTACTATTTGACATATATATTTGTTTATTACGGAAATAAATATTTACATCAATTTTTTTATAAAACTATTATTTAGTTTGAATCAAAAAGTAAAAAATACCAAGATCTCTAATCAAAAGCGTCGCTTAATCACATTGCCATTTTGCGTAGAAAATATCAAGATATTGTAAGCAAACACTAATATTATTCACCAAGGTGAATAAGCGTAGCTTTATACACATTTACTATGTAAAAAGATTGTAATTTGCAACGCAAAACCCACTAATAACATTAAATTGCTACGCAAAACAAAAGTATGAATCAAAAGCAAAGCTTTATACTTCTTGCTACGCAAGATATTGTAATTTGCAAAGCAAAAAACACACATTTACTATGTAAAAAGATTGTAATTTGCAAAGCAAAAAACACTAATAAAACTTCGTTATCTAATGTGACACATAGTACTAAGGAAACTTCGTTATCTAATGTGACACATACTACTAAGGAAACTTCGTTTCCTGATCCTGATCCTGATTATGAATCTTATTCATCAAGGTGATAAGTATGAATCTTATTTATAATTTCTTCTTCGTTCTTTATCAATTTCTTTAAACTTTCAACTTGTTGTAATAACGCTTCATTATCTGATTTTAAATTAATAATTTCTATCTTTAATTCTTTATTTTCTTTAGGAAATTCGTTGGTATTATGATTTTTATAATCATGATTTGGTACTGAAAAATTAATTCCCATAACTAAATTTAATTAGATAATTAATTAAATATGGTTGAAAAATTGGATGCATACTTAAAAAACAAATTATGATATTGAAAAAAAATATAAACAAAATATTCAAATAATTATAATTTTTTTGTTTCTCTGTATAAAATAAATTAACTTGATGGCATCATTGGACCAGAACTTACATAAGATCCTCCGAAACCAAAAACAGCTCCATCATTTTTATAAATTGAAGGTATGTAATCAACAAATCTCATAATTCTATCCTTCTTATATTCATGTCCGGCAAATGGTAGATCCTCAAAAAAGACAAAGATCACATAGATTACTTAAATAAATTAAATAAAACAGTTATGGGCCTAACCCATACCAAGGACCATTTCCATATTGGATTGTTGCTCTAGAATGAACTCCTCCATAACCAACTTGAACGCTTCGTCCAGTATGTCCTTGAGGAACAGGGTATCCTTGAGGAACATGAACAGGGTATCCTTGAGGAACATGAACAGGGTATCCTTGAGGAACATGGTGTCCAACATGAACAGGGTATCCTTGAGGAACATGGTGTCCAACATGAACATGTCCTTGAGGAACATGGTGTCCTTGAGGAACATGGTGTCCTTGAGGAACATGGTGTCCAACATGAACTGGTTGTTCAGTAGGCCCTTGAGGAAGAGGTCGTACAGATGCAACAGGGATACCATTAGGACCAACCAAACAATGTGAACTTTGATTAGTACCACCTTGTTTCCATCTAAGACCATGCCCTCCAAAATGAGAACTATTAGATCCTGGTTTAGGAACACGATGGAGGGTGAGATCGCCAGGTTCGATTCCGGGGGTGGGAACGCCAAGTGCGCTTCCGGTTTGACCCGATTGGGTCGTATTACTCATTGATAAAAATACATTAATTGATGACATAATAAAAACCTTATAGTGCTTAAGGGAAAAAAATTTTCAATTTTTTTATAATAAGAACTATCGATAAAATAAAATATTCAAGTAATTATAATATTGTTGTTTTCTCTGTATAAAATAAATTAACAAGATGGCATCATTGGACCAGAACTTACATAAGATCCGCCAAAACCGAAACCAAAAACAGCTCCACCGTCTTGATAAATTGAAGGTCCCATTCCCATAGATCCAACTGTAGAATTAGTTTGATTGTTAGATCCAGGTTTAGGTCTGTAATCAACATATCTCATAGTTCCATCCTTCTTATGTTCATGTCCAGCAAATGGTAAAACCTCAAAATGAGCACGTCTAGTGTTAGTAGGATATTCTTTAAAATCCCATCCAAATTCTTTCGAAACACTTTCAGGTTGACAAGATGCTACCTTAAACCCTAGTTTTATCAATGTTTCCTTGCTAGTGTCAAAACCATACTCTCTTAACCAATCTGGTCTTGGAAAACAGGTTCCTCTATTCTTATTATTAGTTTCCAACAAATATTTAAAATTTCTTTCAAAC